CCGGGTCACGACGCTAGACGGCAAGCCGGTCGAGCGTTTCGAGGTTACGGTCGACGGGCGCCCCGAACAGGTGACGCTCGACGAGGCGCTCGCCGGCTACATCAAAGAGGCGACCTTCAAGACGCGCCTCAACAAGGTGCACGAGGCGCGCCAGGCGGTTGAGCAGCAGGCGGCCGAAATCGGCCAATGGCGCGACGTCTATGCCCAACGGCTGCAGCAGCTCGACCGCGAGATCGCCGAGCTCACGCCCGTCGAGCCGGATTGGGACCGCGAATTTGCGGCCAATCCGGCGAAGGCGCGCGCCGATCAGAAGGCCTTTCAGGCAATTTACGGCAAGCGTCAGCAGATCGCGCAGGAAATGGCGCGCGTCGCCGAGGAGACGCGCGCGGTGAACGATCGCAACGTGCAACGCTATGCGATCCAGCAGTTCGGTGAATTCGTCCAGGAAGCCAACTACCGGGACGAAAGGGCCTTGCAATCGGAGCTCTCGATGATCCGCAGCTACCTGCGGCGAGAGGGCTTCAACGAGGCCGAAGCGGCGACCGTGTACGACAAGAGGATGCTCCACGTCGCACGGAAGGCCGCTCTTTATGACCAGATGACCGGCTCGGGGAAACCCAAGGCGGTCAGACCTGGCCAAGGCAAGACGTTGATACCCGGCGCCGCAAGCCCGATCGGCCACGCGGCGCGCCGACACATCGACGAAGCCCAATCGAGATTGGCGAAAAGCGGACGGCTCGACGACGCCGCCGCCGTCTTTCAACGGCTTCTGAGATGAGGTTCAACCATGCCCAAAGTCACCAACGCGTTCACCACCTATCAGGCGGTGGGCAACCGAGAGGATTTGTCGAACGCCATCTATAATATCGATCCGTTCGACACCCCCGTCATGTCGGCGATCCGCCGGCGCAACGTCAAAAACCGCATCTTCGACTGGCAGACGGAACATCTGCCGACGGTCAATCCGAACAACGCCCAGGTCGAAGGCTTCCAGCTCGCCAACCAGCCGGCGCAGCCGACCGTGCGCCTGAACAACGTCACGCAGATTTCCGAGCGCGACGCCACCGTTTCAGGCACGCAGGAGGAAGCCGACGCGGCCGGCAAGGGCTCGGAGATGGCGCACCAGATGGCGCTCGCGAGCAAGGTGCTCAAGAGCGACATGGAGACGATTCTGTGCTCCCGCCAGGCACGCAACGACGGCAACGACACCGGCCCGACGGCGCGCACCACCGAAGGCTTCTCGCACTGGCTTGGGCGCGCGGTCGACAAGGCCTCGAACCCGGCCGCAGCCGTCGCCGGCGTCACCACCGGCCTGCCGGTTCTGGCGACTGACGCCTTCGCCGCCGTCGCGGGGGCGAGCCAGGTCCAAGTCACCGAACAGATGCTCGGCGACGCCATGCAGAAGGCCTACACCAACGGCGCCAGCCCCAGCTTATGGATCGTGCCGCCGGGCCCGAAGCGGACGATCAGCACGTTCACCGGCAGGAGCACGACGCAAGTGCTGGTCGGGAAAACGGAGGTGGTGTCGACCATCGACATCATCGCCACTGACTTCGGGCGCATCAAGGTCGCGCCGTCGCGCTGGCTGGCGACCGACGTCGCGCTCCTGATCGACCCGGACTATGCGGCCGTCGCGTTCTTCCGGGCCTTCCGTCAATACCTGATGGCGCGCACCGGCGACGCGGAAACCCGCATGATCGTGGTCGAGTGGGGCGTCGAGATGCGCAATCCGCTCGCCCACGTGCTGTTCAACGGCATCAAGCAGTAGCGCGATGGCCGAACAGCGCATGGTCTATCAGGCGCGCGACGGCGTCCGAAAGACGCTGATCTGGGACGACGCCGCGCCCGATCGCGTCGTCATCCAGACCGAGGAGGACATCGAACCCCTCCTCGAAAGCGTCGCGCGCGATCGCGAGATCATGCGCAACGACGGCGTGAACAAGGTGCTCGGGCGCGTCCCGCGCACCGTCTACGAGCGCGCCGTTCACGAAGGCTGGGACGAAGGCGACTGGCGCAAATGGTGGAACGGCGAGGGGCGCGCCTTCCGCATCTGGCGGCCTGACGGGTGGGTTTGACATGACCCCGAGCGACGTCGTCATCCCGCCCCCCTCGCCGAAGATCGTCGACTACCCGGGCTCGATCGGCATCGGCATCGGCATCGTGTTCACCACCGTCCTCTTGTTCGTGTCAGGCCGGTTCGACCCGACTCATGGCGTGCTGACCATCTCGCTTCTGGTCGTGCTGGCGTTCCTCGGCGTGGTGACGGTCTGCCTATTTTACACAATCCCCAATGACGAAATCACCTCGGGCGTCATCGGCGGCCTAGTCGCCGCCTTCGGCGCCGTCATCGCCCACTGGATCGGGCGCTCGCAGGACGGACCAAAATGATCGGCCTCCTCATCACCCTCGTCGTCTACGCCCTGGTCCTCGGCCTGATCTACTGGCTGGTCGATTACCTGCTCGGCGTCTTTCCGCTGCCCGACCCGATCCCGCGCCTGATCCGCGCGGCGGTCATCGTGATTATCGTGCTGATCCTGATTGCGCTGCTCCTCGGCTTCGTCGGCTACGAGCCGGGCCTGCCCAGGTGGAGGCTCGGGTGAGCGACGTCATCTTCTCCAACCTTCCAGGCCGCGAACGCCGGCGCCGCTTGAACGACGACGAGGACGATCGCGGGTTCCGGGAGGCCTTCGCTTTCCAGCCCGAGGGCCCGCTGCCCCATCGCAAGGGCGGCCCGAGCCTCGCGGCGCAGCCGGCCTTCACGTTCCCGGCAGGCGCGCTCGGCGTCTATTCGCTGCGCAAGGCCGGGGCGGGCTACGCGGGCCCATGCCTGCGCGCGCTGCGGCTTTCCGACAATGCGCAACAGGACATTGGCTTCGCGGGCGGCGCGCTCGACATGGGCGCGCTGGCGACTTTCGCCGCAGGCTCAACGGTCGTCGCGGTCAAATGGTGCGACCAGTCGGGCCTCGGCAATGACCTCACCGTCCTTTCCGGCGCGGGCGCTCCGCAGATCAACCTCATCAATGGCAAGCCCTGGCTCTGCTCGATGTTCAACGGAATAGCGACGATGGGGACCGCCTCGGCGCTGAGCCTCGCCGGAGACCAGACCGTCGGCTTCGTCGGCCAGCTGATGAGCAATTTCTGCTCGATCCCGGTCAGCGGTTGGGACGGGACCAACGGCTGGTTCGCGACCTTCAACGGTTCAGGTTCAAGCGGCGCCGTCGGCGCGACCCCCGGCTCGTTCCAGTATTTCACCACCGGCGGCGGCGGCCAGACGGTCAACGACGGCGGGCGCTATTTCGCCAGGACGGGACGCTATGTCGCCAAGCGGGCGAGCGGCGTCGGCACGACTTACGTCAACGGTTCGCAGACCGCGTCGGGGCCAGCGGCCAACAACGTCGCGGCGACCAGCGGCCTCAGGGTCGGCGGGGCTAACGTCAATTCGTTCCAGTTCACCGGCCTCCTCGCCGAAGCCTGGGTCTATCCTTCGGCGCTCGCCGACGGCGTCCGCCAGTCAATCGACGCCTACGAGGCGGCGGCTTTTCCCTCCACTGGATTCTCGACGCCCTACAGCGGGACGAGCGGCGTCGAGTTCGACTTTGGCCAGCTCATCAACTGCGGAAACGTCCTCGCCTACGAGCGCACCGCGAGCTGGACCGTCTTCGCGGCGGTGCAACTCTATTATTTTCCGCCAAACAGCAGCCAGGCCTCGGTCATCTACACCAACGTCCCCGGCAGCGGCACGGCCTTTCCCGGCCACGAAATCTGGATCGACAACAACGGCAAATTGCGCGTCCGCATCATGTCGGACATCGGGGCCAACAATTACATCGGCGTCATCGGGACGACCAGGGTCATCGACGGCAGGAAGCACATGATCGCCTACTCTTACGACGGCTCGTCGACCGCCGCCGGGATCAAGGTCTATGTCGACGGCGCCCCCGAAACGACCACGATCGAGCATGACGCTCTGACGGGATCGATCATCGGCGCCGGGCAATCGTTGATCGTCGGCTCGCAGCAGAACGATCCGGACTTCACCCTCACCGGCACGCTGGCCCATTTCCAGGTCGACGCCGTCGCCCGCTCCGCAGCCACTATCGCCGCCTACCACGACGGGGCGATCCCGCCCGTCGACGCCTCGACCGACCTTTGCCTTCTGCTCAACGCCGGCTCGGGCGCGACCGCCGCCGACACTTCCGGCCACGCGCGCAACGGGACGCTGACTACCGCCACCATGTGGTTCCCATGAGCGGATTGTACGACATCCTATTCGGCAACCTGCCGCCGCCCCCGGCGCATCCGCCTTCGACCGGGGCGCTGCTGGGCATGAATTATCAGACGATGCCAACGTCGCCGAATATCGACGACCGGCGGCAGGACGCTTTTCCTTATGCTGACCTGATGCGCGGCGCGTGGGGCGAGTCCGCCCAATACCCGCGATCGCCAATCGGCGCTGGCGACTCTCCCGGCCAGGGCTACGATTTCATGCCGGAAGCGGCGCTCGACATCAGCGCGTATGCGCCAGAGGATGTCGCCCCCTATCGTCCGTCATTCAAGCCCAACTGGCGGGTCCGGCCGTCTGGCCGAGCGCCCTATCAGAGCTTCGAGATCGGGCCGAACCTGCCTCCTCCGCCATTCGTTCATTTGCCTATCGCGCCAGGCGATCCTGGCTGGACTTCGCCGCCCTCGCCGTCCGGGCCGCACAATCGGGAGGGAGACCCGCCTCGGCCTGGCTATGATCGCCCAAGCTTTACTCTCGGCGCCGCCTCTCCGTTTTCAGTGCAGCAACTGATCGACGTTTTTCGCTCCTGGCCGGGAGGGAGGCGATGACCGATTTCGCCGACTTCAAGGGGCAGATCGCCGAGTGGGCCAATCGCCAGGACTGGAGCGACGCCCTGGTGACGAGCTTCGTGCGCCAGGCCGAGCAGAAGCTCAACGCCGAGCTCCGCATTGACCGGATGATCGCCTTCGACCAGGGCCTGATCATCACCCGCTGCGCGCCCTTGCCCGACGACTGGCTTGAGTTCGTCTCCGACGCCGGCGTGAAGTTCGCCAACCCCAACGGGGCCGACGGCTTTCTGCCCGTCCGCTACAAGCCGGTCGACGAGTTTTTCAACCTCAACGACAATTGGGCTTACGGCTACTACACGATCCAGGGCCGCCAGATTTTCTTTGGCGGCTCGCCCGACGCCGTCGACGGAATCACCTTCAAGCTCGCCTATTTCGGCGAGGTTCCGGCGTTCTCCGACACCATCGATTCGTGGGTCTATACGAAATACCCCAACCTCTATCTGTTCTCGGCGCTGATGCACGCCGACTTGCACGCGCAAGGCGAGGAGCAAAGCGCGGCCAATCTCAAAACGCTGGCCGAGGACATGATCGGCAAGCTCAACGCCGAATATCTGCGCGGCAAGGCGAGCGGCTCGCGCATCACCCGCTCGAGAGTGAGGAGCTTCGGATGAGGGAACGCTTCACCTGTCGGCTCCGGCGCGGGCGCGGCCTCCTCGTCACCTTGCGCGGCGGGCGCGTCCTCGCGCGCGAGCGCTTGCGCAAATACCGGAGGCTTTGATGAGCGGCCTTTCCTCCAAGGGCGAGCTGACCGTCCTCGCTTCGATCCTGACCGAGTGTTACGTGTCGCTGCACAACGCCGATCCAGGCGATACGGGCGCAGCCGAAGTCGCGACCGGCGGCTACGCCCGGCAAGGGCCCGCCCCCTTCGCCCCCAGCGGCGGCAATCCGACCGTCGCCTCAAACTCGTCCATTGTCGCTTACGGGACGGCGTTGGCCGATTGGGGAACGATTGCGGATTTCGGACTGTGGGACGCGATCGTCGGCGGCAATTTCCAGGGCTCTGGCGCGCTCGACGTGCCGCGCGCGGTGCTGTCCGGCGACACGGTGCGCTTCCTCGTCGGCGCGCTCAAGCTCACGGCCGACTGACATGACGGCGAAGTTCGGAGCAGGTCTTTACGGCAAGACGCTCTACAGCGCCGGGAGCCCGCTCGAGATCAGCGGGACGATGATCGTCTCGGTGGGCTTCGCCGCGGCGCTCTCCAATGCGCTTAGCCTCTCGGGCTCGATGCCGATCGTCGTCGCCATCCCAGGCGACCGGCTCAACGGCGACCTCCTCCTTAAGGGCGAGATGGAATTCACCGTCGGCTTCGTTCCCGCGACGCTGTTCGCCGGGCCGCTGTGGGGCGAGGACGGCCTTTGCCAGGGCCAGTGGGGGCCCGACGCCCTGTGCGACGATCCCGGCTGGACGGCCGATCCCGACGTTCCCCAAGCCGCGCCGTGGGCGCCATCGGAGCTTTGCGATGGCTGACCCGACCCCCGCCAGCGTCCCGACCCCAAACTACAATTTCAATCTGCCGACAGTCGGCGGCGACGACAATGTTTGGGGCGGCCTCCTCAACGACAACTGGTCCTCGATCGACACGATCCTGTGGAACGTATCGGGGGTCGCCAGCGCGGCGCTCACCCAGACGGCGGGCGACGCGCGCTACCTCAGACTGACCGGCGGCACGATCACCGGCTCCCTTGTCGCGCCGGTCCTCGTTGCGCCAAACATTTCGGGGACGACCGGCGGGGCGCCGCCGTCGCTCATCAACGGGCCGAGCCCCGGCGACAATTCGCAGACTGTGCCGACGACCTCCTGGGTGAACCAGGCGGTTTCGGCGGCCATCGGGGCGATCCCGTCGCCGCCCTCGCCGCCCTCGCCTTCCAACGCCGCGCCAGCGATGGACGGGACCGCGGCGCCGGGCTCGTCGGCGCTCTATGCGCGCGGCGATCACGTTCACCCGTCCGACACGTCGCGGCTCGCGCTTTCGGGCGGGACGCTGACCGGCCCGCTCGTCCTCGCCGCCGACCCGGCGGCGGCGCTCGGGGCGGCGACCAAGCAGATGGTCGACCTCAAGGCCCCGCTCGCCTCGCCGACCTTCACCGGGACGGTGACGATCCCTGCTGGCGCGGCGATTTCCGGCTACGCGACGACGGCGGCTGTCGCCGCCGGTTATCTGCCGCTTGGCGGGGGAACACTGACCGGGGGCCTTACGGTTGGCGGCAATCTTGTCGTTAGCGGAGCGAATTACGTTCAGGCGACATACCTTCGTCAAAACAGCCAGAATTTTAGTTTCGCTTATACCTCTCCGAGCGTGTTCTTCGGCGTCAACGGCGCGACCGTTGGAACGCTGGTCAAGTCCCTATCGATCGGCGGCGGCTTCTCGAGCGTCATCGATACGATGGCTCTCAGCGTTTCTGGGTCGCAAATAGGGGCGTGGTCGGGGGCGACCGGCGCAACGTGGAACGTCGCGGTTTCTTCGGACCGGCGGCTGAAGGCCAATCTCGAACCGCCGGATAAAGACGCTCTCGCGATCATCAACGCGCTCAAGGTCTGGCAATGCGACATGACCCAGCCGCTCGAAGGGGCGCAGCCGCAGCATTGGGATTGGGCGCTGATCGCCGATGAGGTCGAGCCTCTTATCCCGCTCGCCGTCGTTCCCGCCCAGGACGATCTCAACATCTACGCGACGATGCGCGAATATCCGCTGGTCGTCGCGCTCGTGCGGGCAGTCCAGCAACTGACCGCGCGGGTCGAGGAATTGGAGGCCTCCCGTGGCTGACACCGTCACCGTCAATTACGGCTGGACCAAGCCGGAAGTCGGGGCCTCGGCGACCACCTGGGGGACCAAGCTCAACGCCGACCTCGACCTGATCGACGCGCAGGTGTTCGCCAACCAGACGGCGATCGGCGCGGTTCAAGGCGGCGCGTTCACCTCGAGCACGCTCACCCTCAACAAGGCGACGGTCTCGCCGGGCGCCTACATCGTCGGCCGGTCGGCGGGCGTCGACCGCTGGTATGTCGCGCTCGGCGACGCGACCTCGGAAGGCGGCTCGAACGCCGGGTCGAACCTCACCATTACGAGCTACAGCGATAGCGGCGGCTATCTCGGCGCGCCGCTGTCGATCATTCGCTCCTCCGGTCAGGTGACGGTCCAGAACGCGCCGACGACGGCGCAGAGCGTCGCGACCAAGGCCTATGTCGACGCCAACACCTTCGTCGGCGAGATCAAGATGTTCGCCGGGACGACGGCGCCGGCGGGCTGGCTGTTCTGCTACGGCCAGGCGGTCAGCCGCACGACTTACGCGGCGCTGTTCGCGGTCATCGGCACGCGCTTCGGCGCGGGCGACGGCTCGACGACGTTCGGCCTGCCGAATTTGGCGCAGCGGGTTCCGCTCGGCTGGGACACCAGCTCGACCGGCCCCTATGCGCTCGGCGCGACGGGGGGCGAGGCGACGCACGCGCTCAGCGTCGCCGAAATGCCCTCGCACAATCATCCAGGTTCGGGCGACACCGGCCATACGCACTCGACCGCGCCGCACTCTCACACCGGCATTGTCAGGCCGACGGGAAGCAACACCATCGTGGCGCAGGGAACGGGTCCGAACAATCTCGCGCCGTCGAGCACTGACGCGGCGACCGTCGCTGTGAACGCCGCCTCGGCGGCGATCGTCATCGCCGCGCAAGGCGGCGGCGCGGCGCACAACAATCTTCAGCCCTACCAGGTCGTGGGGTTCATCATCCGGGTCCAATGAGCGGGAAGTTTCAGCCGATCGAGATTCCGCCCGGCGTCGTCACGACGCCGACCAAGAACATGCGCTCGAGCAATTGGGCCGAAGTCAACCTGATGCGCTGGATCGAAGGCGAGCTGCAGCCGATCGGCGGCCAGTCGATCTACAACTACACCTTCGCCTCGCGCTGCAAGGCGATTCACGGCTGGTACGACCTCGCCGGGCAGTATCACGTCGCTTACGTGTGCGAGCAGCACGTCTATGTCGACACCGCCGGGACGTTGACCGAGATCACGCCCGCCGGCGGCTGGCCCGCGCCGCCGCTCCCGAGCGAGGGCGGCTACGGCGACCTCGACTATAGCGACGACGACTACGGGACGCCGCGCGCGAGCGGTTCGATCCTGTCGATCGACAAAATGCCGAACGTGTGGAGCGTCGACAATTTCGGCGCGATCCTCCTCGTCATGTACTCGGTTGACGGCCGGCTCCTCGAATGGGACCCGGCGACGCCCGCAACCCCCCTCACGCCGACGACA